CCTTATCAGAATGTTGAAGTTTATACGTCTGGTAATGTAACATCCAAGTTATCATCATTTTTCTGATTGTTGATTCCTTCATAAAGTCACCATGAGAATCAACTTCATCAGGAAGATAAACAATTCCTGTCACTATTCTTTCTTCTTCATCTACTTTAGAGAAAGAAACAATAGTTAAATTTCCTTCCTCAAGTTCTTTGTTAAAATCTTTCTTCTCCACTATATCAGGATTTATTTTACCATCCAACCCCACAGTACTGTAATACTTTTGTCCTAAAAGTTCTGTCATTGCGCTTTGTGCATTCTGTAGTGTCCATCCATAACGTTTATAAAATATCATACCAACAAAACGAGCCATTTTTTCAGAATACAAATAATAGACACCACTCAGTTCCGCAACAGAGATCCATTGACAGTACTCATTAATCTTTTGTGCTCTTTGACCCTCTACATAAAGAACAATATGATATTCATCTTCATAATCCGACCACTCCACTAATGGAACGGCCGGCTGTTCTACCTTTTCAATAGATTCAAGTGGTACCTCAACTTTCTTAGTTTCATCTATTTTTCTTTTTTCAACCCTTTCTTTAACAACAGAATCTATAACTGAATTCCAACGGGATAATTTTCTATCATCCATTTCTTTAATTACTAATTCTGCCTTTTCATAAAATTCTGATACATGCATTTGTTTTAACCTATTACGTAATGAGTACAATGCATCATCATCTACAAGTCCTATATCCTCTTTATTTATATCTTCAATTTTCCACTCTTTCTTAACATGGCTTTGTATCCACTTTTTTGCCTTTTCACGATCCCAAGTTTTACGATCAAATAAATATGATTGAGCTACCATTGAATCTCCACCACTCCTTAACTTACCCATAATAATTGAAATGCCATCGCCAACAGATTTTGTTCTAAATGATCCCTCTCTAAACAAACCTGGATCTTTAACTCTGAAACGAATTTTTCCAGTGGTTACTTCCAAACCCGGCATGGTTAACCTCCTTAATTTAAATTATAGTTGTGTCATATTCTATACTGGTTGCGTCTGGAGCAATTGTACATCTGCAATTAGGATGCACCCAAGCATCCGGATAAGGTAAATCATCTATATCAAATACCTGCATATCATAAGGTAGACACTGAGGACAGGCCCCGGGGGCACACACCCAAATAACTCTCTTAACAAATGATTGTTTATATCCTTGAATAGCCCCAAAATTAAGAGCAGATATCGTTTCTGTTCTGGCAATGGTCATAGCCCGCAAGCGATGCAGCTTATTAATATATGTATTAACCATACCATCAATTTTAGATGCCCTAATATTACCTTTTTCTGCTTCTCTTTGTAATAATTCTCTATAACTAACAACCCAATTCGCTTGCTGCCTATTTAATCCAACCAATTGTCTAATTTCACGTGCTGCCTTTTCAATAGGCATCATCTCATATACACTTTTGTTAATTATTAACTTAATAGCTTCAGCTGTTTGTTTATCAATTCCAGTAATTAAAGAGGCTGTCCTTTTATCCAACCATTCATCATAGTCAGTTTTCCATGTTGCAAATGTCAAAGAAAGATAAGGATTTACTTTTTCTTCTTTCTTTAGATAGGCATTTTTTGATAGTTGAATAGCTATTTTACCAGAGGACATAAAACTATTTATTAACACTGCCTTAATTATTCTTGATGCATAAGGAGAAAAACCACTGGCAAGTATTAGGGAGTTTATTTCATCTGAATTTACTTTTCTATTTTTAGTAATGTATAATTCTTGAATGGCATCACCCATGCCGTTCTCATATGCCGCTAACATAGTAATAGTAGTCTTTAACATGTCTCTTAACAAGCTATCATATAATAGCCTATATATTCGGGTCTTTTCTAAAAATTCATTTTTGTTTCTAAAAGATTTCATAGTAAATTCTCTTATTACTACTAATTCTTCAGGATTACTATGATTAACACACATTAACTCATCTCTATTCACTGGTTCCAATTCGTTAATTTCATCACCAAAAGCTTCTATTACATTATTATCCCCAGGTATTGCTGCAACAATAATTTCCCTATTTCCAGAATAGGAGATCTTAGATTTGTAAAAAAGATCTCCTATATGAAAATAACCACCATTGGTTGGAGTAACATATCTAAATAGTTCTATCATATTTTAAGGTCCCGATTAAAGTCAGTAGAACTAGTTCCATTTAACCCAGGTATGTTTTGATTGTTCTGGTTTTGGTTGCCTTGATTAACCAAATTACGAAGATCGAAGTCCTCAGAATAAATTGGCACAACGTTTGACATCATGAAGTAAGTGTTTCCACCTTCATATGTGGGCTCACCAAACTTTTTACGGGCCTCATTAGGGGACCTCATACCAACAAGGATCTCTTTCTGTAATCTTGCACTAAGCTCTGCCTCATCCTCTTTTATTTGAGATTCATAATCATAAGAAATAATAAGATCACCAGAATCAGCAAAATATTGTTCAAAGAGAAACCTTTCAAAAATCTCCTTAGCAAGATCTAAAATTGTTTTCACTGTATCCATATAAAATGCCCTAATCTGCATCCTGTAATTCTCACGAGTTATTCCATCCATAATTCCCATAACGCCATTATTAACACCAAACGCAGAAAACAACCTTTGCCTGTTATCATGAAGAAGTTTTAAGTATTCAATATCTTTTGGTGCAAACTGTAGGGGTTTAAACTTTAAACCATAGGGAAGAATTGCGATAGAAGAATTTTTATTGTCTATACCTGCAAACTTATTTTTCCAAGAATCCAAAATACGACTGGCTTCATCCTCTTCAATATCATATTCTGATTCAAGAACACCCCGTGGAATAGCATCATATTTAACAACATTTTGCTGATACTGATCTGTATACTGTTCTTTTAAGATTGTGCTTGCGGCCGCAGCAATAGCTGATTGTCCATAAAAATCATTGTTGGGTGAAAAAGAAGTCATGTGTATAATATCTTCAGGTCTAAAAGGAACCTTTTTAGATCTTGGTTTAACCTGAAATATATAACTATCAATCTTTTTGCCATCTTGACTTGCTTTGATCTTTATTCGATCAGGTCTAATTGTATACATCCCTTCCACTGACTGACTCTTTGGTAAGGCATCTTTTGGATCTTTAGCAAGCTCTACATAAGAGTCACCATTTAATAAGTAATAAGTGATAAGTGCCTGCATAAAGGATTTGTATGTCTGTCTTTCATTAGGACGATTGAATAACACCCTCGCTTTATGAGATTTATCAATTGGAGTTTCAACTGATTTACTATCTTTACTCTCTACTTTTAATATGTCCCAAGGAACTGCTACTGCTTTTGTTGCAATTTTTCTGATAATAGCGTTTACCCAAAGAACAGTATCGTAAAGCCCAGCAAAATCTTCATAATCTTTTGGGTAGCCAACTTCTCCATTAGGATTAAACAACCTAATTGCAGATGTTATTTCTCTGACTTGCTTACTTTCTTTTATAAAAAAATTCATCCTTCCTCCTAACAATATATTTGGATTACGGGGGCCGCTTTTGCAGAGGTAAGTATAACTGCATCTCCCTCATCTAACAAAACAGTAGAACCAATTCTTTTTCTTGTTATTTTCTTTTCTTCCATTTTTATTTTTCCGTGGGGAGTATCATAATTGGGGGCAACCAATGCAGCCTTTATTGAATCTTTATCAACTATCAGTATTAGCCCTTTTTCTAAATCCTTTCTAATTCCCCACCATAGTTGTTCTTTCAGACTATAAAATTCTTTCATTCCTTCACCCTTACCCAAGTTCGGTTTAAAGGGCCTACGACTTATGCGTACTGATCTTACATTCCTCCATCCTTTTTCTCTTAACCTATCATATACTCCTTTTCCAACGCCAATTGTATCAATATTTACTATAATACTTTGTGGATTGTTTGGTCTAAACCATTTCATTGACCGTTCAATCCAAGCCACTAATTTCATTGTATCACGATTGTGATATGTAATTACCTTAAATATGTAGTTATTAGCTCTGAAAGCGATTGCTGATCTATCTTCACCACCTTCTGCAATATCCACACCCATTGTGTAAGGGCCAGTTAACACAGATGGTTTTTCCTCCGCCATAGCCCTTTCAATAAAGGCTAACGGAATCATATTCTGTCCTTCAGATTGGCTAAACTCTGCATACACTTTATTTAAAACAAAAGGATGCTCCGGCCCCCATTTTTCGATCATCTCTTTCACCCAAATATGAGTGATAAGATAGGGGACTATATCTCTACCTGCTTTTGCATTTGGTGTAATTTTAAAAGGAACGTGGAAGGGGACATATTTCGGATCTTTATGTGTCCGATAGAAATGTCCTGATGCTTCTGTTGGATTACCTATATGTAACATATGTGCATAAGGTGATGTCATCAACGAATCTTCTGCAGCATTTATAATCTCGGGACTACATCCGGGACTTTCATCGCAAAGCACTAAAATATTTCCTGTTTCACTATGGAATCCCTGTATACGCTCTGCTTCCTCTGCTCTTGGTGATATTCCAAGCGCATACCATTGTGGTGCTAAAGTGTAATCGGTTAGATTTAGCTTTCCACCTATGCCATTAGGTAAGAGTGTATTTATTGTGGCTCTGGCATGTAATTTCCTAACTTCTCGCCAAAGAATATTCTTCACCTGGTTCCAAGTCGGGGCGGTGGTAATGACGATAGAATAAGGATTTAAAATGAGGAATAGGAGGACAGCGCAGCCGGCAAGAAAAGACTTTCCAATGGCATGACAACTTCGAACCGTTACATATCTTTCATTGAAAACTGTATCTAAAATTGTCTTTTGCATTGACCAAAGATTGACTCCAAGAATATTTTTAGCAGCTAAAATAATCTTGGAGTCAGTCTTTTTTGGCAATAGAAGTGTAGGCATCTCAAGTCCTCTTAGATAGTGGTTGACAAGTTAATATATCAATTGTCAATCACAAAAACAAGAGGAATTGAATAACCCTTACCCAATAAAAAAGGAGATCCTTTTAAGTTAAATAGGGATCCCCTTATCTATATTATACTATATACTTCTCTTTATTCAGTCATTTGACCCTTTCCTCTCAATCTTAATTATTGCACATTCCACACTTTTAGTCGGCACGTCTCAAATGGAGTTAAACCACATTGTCCACTACTAGCTAAACTGTGATTATCCTCTCTTTGAGTTATATAATAGCTCTTCTGATAATACTGAACACTTAATGCATGTAACAGCGGATAATAATAAG